CACAGCCTGCCTCGATGCCACAGCCTGCCTTGATGCCACAGCCTGCCTCGATGCCTTCGCCTGCCTTGATGCCACAGCCTGCCTTGATGCCTTCGCCTGCCTCGATGCCTTCGCCTGCCTCGATGCCTTCGCCTGCCTTGATGATTCCGGAAACTTCTAGCCGTCCAGCAAAAATGATTGATTTTTTGGTGATCAGATCGCCGTCGACCCTCCGGACATCATCCGTCCTGCCGAATTCGGAAAGCAGCCATGATCCGTAACTGAAATTCTTCTCCGCGCAGCAGTCCAGCAAATCCTGATACTCTACGCCATCCGGATACTTTTCTTCCGGGAATTCTTTCAGAAAATCCCTGTATCCGGCTGCACATGCGCCTTTCTCCCGCAGGAGCTCCTTTGTAATTTTCATTTCATCCTCCTTAAATAATCTTCCTTGCCGAGTGGGGCTTTTCTGTTTGCTGCATAGCCTTTGCGTCTCTGAGCCCTTCGCAGCCCTTCCGCCGCTACGCATTGCCGAGCTTTACATTGCCTTTGCCATGCCGATCAAAGCCCATCTCTGCCCTTGCCTGTCGAAGCAAAGCGCGCGTTACTACGCCGTTGCCAATCCTTGCTTTACTTCGCCTTTGCCGCGCAATCTTTGCCTTGCCCTTGCTTTGCAAAACTTTGCAAAACTTTGCGATACTTTGCCTCTGCGGCGCTTCTCGTTGCAATTCCATAGCATTGCCACGCCTCGCCTTTCCGTCGCAAACATAGCATCCCATGCCGCCGCGAAGCCAGACTATTCTTTGCCTTTGCGAGGCACATCAAATCTCTACAGTGCCGTTGCCACGAATTGCATAGCAAAGCCTTTGCGTACCCAGCATTGCAATACCAAGCCTTTGCTTCGCTAGAAGCGTCCGGCGCTTTCGACGCGATGAAATCCCGCGCCACGTTCTCATTGCTCGGCCACGTGCCAAGCACAGGCTCCAAAAATGTTAATCTGACTTTCATTTGCGTTTCCTTCCTTTTCGTTTGTTCTTAGATTTTTGCAAGCGCCAAAACCGGATACTTAGTAATCAAAGGAGTCCAAAAACTCCTCCCGCGTGATTCCAAGCCGCTTGCAAATTGCGATTGTCCCTTTCATCTGCTCTCCCAATGGCTCGCGCATTCGCTTTGTCAGCGTCGTTTTGCTTGATACCCCGGCCGGTTTAAGCAGGTCGTCCAGTTTTACGTTTCTCTCCTTTACCCTCCCGTAAATCAGGCGGGACAGGTTCTTCGACGTATTGTCCCGGCCGAGCTTTACCGCTGGCATGTTATTCCTCCTTTTCCGTTTGAGCCTCTTTTACAAGGCTCAAGGTTCCTTCCGTTTTCTCGGCTTCTGTAGCAGCGAGTCGACCGATACGCCAAAATAGTCTGCAATCGCTTTTACAGTGTCGATGCGCGGGGCAGCGTCCTTTCCTGCCCACTTTCCGATTGTGCCGTTGGCAATGCCGCACGCCTTTTCTACGGTCGCAATATTCGTCTTGTGCTTCGTACAAAGGCGCTTGACATTCTCATAAATCAAAAAAATCCCTCCAATCTGTACGAATACTACTTGACAGAGGTTAGAAGATAGTCTAATATAAGCGTGTCAAGGCAATTAAATATCTTCTAAAAGTCCGTCTTGGTGAGGGGCTTGGTTTTTTGTACCCTTCACACGTCTAAGTATAATAGACTTAAGTCGCATTGTCAAGAAGAAAATCTGATTTTTGTCTAATTATTTTTATGGATTTGCATTTACGTCTAAAAGAACTATGTAAGAGCAGGGGAACAAGCATTGCCGCCCTTGAAAGTCGGCTCGGAATGGGGAACGGCACAATCGGAAAGTGGTGGAAGAACGGCCGCGTTCCGAACTATGCAAACCTGTCAGCTGTAGCCAATGCTCTCGAAACAACTATCGCCTACTTGACCGGCGAAACCGATGACCCGTCTGCGGGCATAAAAAAAGAGCGCCCCGCCGATGGCGAAGCGCGTGTCTGTGATTTGCCGGAATCAATTCAGAAGATCATAAATATTTGCCTAGATCGTCCTGAACTTGCGTCTGCGTTATTAACTCTTGCGCAGCAGATAGAAAAAGGTTGAGTTTCTCTGGTGTAAGTCTCATAAGTGTTTCTGTCAATTCTTTAATCGTTGCGATTTCCTTTTCATCCATTATAATCTCCTGTCTCCACTTCCGCCGTCCTTTTCTTAACCTCCAAATTTTATCGTTTCTTTTTGTGTAGATTTGTTCTTGAGGCTGTCAAACTCTGTTGGTAAAATCGTAGTATCAAATCAAATTTTGACTATGAGGGATTTTTACAATGAAAAGAATGCTTGCGCTTTTTCTCGCTGTGCTTCTTCTGACTGGATGCACGGCAAAAACCGCGAAGAGAGAACCAGATAAAGAGAGGGAACAAGAAACAATCGCCGTTCCTGACGCAAAGGTTGGCTCTTCTCCAGAAGCGCCGGAGCCCGCAGAATCGATTCTTCAGGACCAGCCCGAGGTTCCCATCTCAGATAAAACCGCGCAAACGTCTTTCGGTGATTCCACTGCTTCCGATATCGAACCCGATGCGCTAGACGCTCCGATTGAAGCATCCGAACCAACCGAACAGCCTGTTTCGGAAGCTATTGCTTCCCCGGACGCTGAGCCAGTTACAGAAACAACGTCACAGAAATCATCCGGTGTATACGTTGGAAGTGTTGACTCGGATAAATACCATAATCCTAGTTGCCGCTTTGCAAAGGAAATCCTCCCAGAGAACGAAATCTGGTTCGATAGCACAGAAGATGCACAGAATTCTGGGTATTCACCTTGTGGAGGCTGCCACCCTAAATAATATTATAGCGCAATGTTTACACCCAAAAATAGAAAAGAGGAAAATAAGATGGACACTGTAGAAAGACCCGTTCCAACCGAAAATCAAAAGTTTTGCAAATTTTGTGGTGCGATCATCGACAAGGACTGCGTGATTTGCCCGAAATGTGGAAAACAAGTTGAAGAATTAAAGTCCGCGCAGCCGAACGTCGTAATCAATAACACGAACACAAATGCGAACGTGAATACTATCCGCGGGTATGGTCGTCCGAAGAACAAATGGGTTTCATTCTTCCTTTGCCTTTTCTTCGGTATGATCGGTGCACATAAATTCTATGAGGGCAAAGTTGGAACAGGAATCCTGTATCTCTTTACACTTGGGTTGTGCGGGATTGGATGGGTCATTGATACTATCGCAATCTTGCTGAAGCCGAATCCTTATTACGTCTAACTCATAAACTTAGAGTTCTGCCACTGCTCCCGTGTCTCGCCTACATCTGAGACACAGGCAAAGAGCATAGGTGCGCCCTTGATGTAGTCCAGGCTTAGACTGTGGACGTCTTTGAAAAGCGCCCCGTCTACGATGATGTTTACTTTCCCGTTTTCAAAGCGAATATTGATGCTCTGCATTTGGTGTACCTCCATATTTTAGAACGCTCGTTCAATAATTTCAATTTGGAATCTTCCACAAAGAACACCTTATTTTCTTCGTCCGGTAACCCTCGTAAGCGGCAATTATGGGACAGACTATTTTGTATAATAGAATGTTTAAGATCGCCCCACCGTCGCTCCCCCGGCGGTGGGGCTTTCTCACGCGCCTGTAACCAGCATAGCAAAGTGGGCAGAAATGTCCACCCTCAAATTGGTAAAATCATACCAGTGGCGGAAAAATCAGCGAAATATATGTGAAAACGGAGGTATATCATGTCAGCAATTCAGGAACTCGCCCCATATATTTCTGCATATCAGAGGAACATAAAGCGGGCGAAGGAAGATCAGCATTACACCATCGACAGACTTGTCGAGGAATCCGGCGTTTCCAGATCGGCTGTGACGAAGCTCTGCGCAGGAACACAGCAAGACCCGAAACTGTACAATTCTGCCGCGCTGTGCCGCGTTCTCGGGCTGTCACTGGATGAGCTGTTCGGGCTAAAACCGCCTACTGACAGCCCAAGCGAACTACAGGAGCGGAACCACAGGCTTGAACTCGAGAACGTCAGAGCGACCGCCGCAAACGAAATGCAGCGGGCGCAGATCAAAGCCACACACGCTATCTGCTACCTGCTGGTCTTTTTCTGTGCCATGCTTGCGTTTTCGCTGATCGTGTACCTTGTTATCGATTCGCAAATCACAGACGCTGGCATAATCCGGGGTGGAAGGCTATCTGTAATGGCGTGGATATTTATTGCCTTGATTGTCGCGTCCATACTGGCCGTAGGCTTCACCATTCTTCGTATCGTCAAAAAGGAGATCCGAAATGAAAAAGCTGAAAGTCCCAGAGGCTGAAAAACTGCCGTCCGGCTCTTACCGCTGCCGAGTGATGGTAAATGGGGAAGCGAGGTCGTTCACTGCCGGAACGAAGCGAGAAGCAGAGCAGGCAGCTTTAGAATACAAAATTGGTATCCTTTCTGCCGAGGAGGCCAAGCCGGAAATAACAATCCGCAAAGCCATAGACGAATACCTGGAATTCAAGAGCGGCACTCTTTCCCCAGCGTCTATTCGCGGACACAGAATCAAGCAACGGTGTTACCTTCAACCTATCATGGATGTCCCCTTATCCAAACTCTCCGTGAGTGCTATACAGCAGGCGATCAACGCCGAAAAATGCAGCCCGAAGACCATCCGCGAGACATGGGCGCTGATACGTCCGGCGCTTAAGCGATATGGTGTATCATACGAAGTGGCGCTTCCCGCCATCCAATCGGACGAGCACGCTTTTTTGTCTGCGGAAGAAATTCCTGTGTTTTTGAAAGCGGCGGAAGGGAGCAAGTATGAAATCGCGTTTCTTCTTGCGCTGCACTCTCTGCGTGTGTCAGAAATCCTCGGTTTGCGTTGGGAGAACGTTGATCTGAAAAAGCAGTCCATAACGGTTCGAGGGGCTACCCTGTTCGACGAAAACAACAAGCTGGTGAATAAAGTGTCTAACAAAAACCGTTCTTCACGGCGGACTATCCCAATCATGATACCGAAGCTGTCGCAGCTGCTTTCAGAAGCAGAAAGATCGAGTGATTTTGTCATCGTTGCAAATCCGAACAGCATTCGCGCTGCATCAAATAAAATATGCAAGGAAGCGAATTTGCCAGAAGTCGGGACACACGGTCTGCGGCATTCCTTCTGCTCCCTTGCATATAAGCTTGGTATATCGGAAAAAGTCACGATGCAGCTGGGCGGATGGTCAGACTACGGAACAATGCGTAAAATCTATACACACATCGCACAAGCAGACATTTCCGAGTCTGTGCAGGAAATGAAAAAGTTCTTCTCTTAATTTTGCCACGATATTTGCCATGAAAATAAAAAGTGCAGTATTTTCAACTGGTTTAAAGCTCAATTCGAGAGTTCGAATCTCTCCTTCCGCGCCAAAGAAGAAACCCTGTAATCTCAAGTGATTACAGGGTTTTCCTTTGTATATCAAGGCTTTCAGGCATTTCGAGCGTATCATTTATTTGCGATGCGTATCAATTATTTGACACGCAAAACACAATTTTGACACGCATTTTTGCCACGGAATTTGCCACGCTTTTTGCCTCGTCATAGGGACTTTATTTTTCTTAAAACAGAATCATATACCCTTCGGTTTACAAGTGAAAGCGTGTCCATGAGTTCGTCAACGACCGTCCAAGCCTTCGCCGGGTCTTTCCCGGCTACCGCAAGCAAAAACTCACTGTCCCCGTAATCGCCCACGGTAGCCGGTTGCGCGGTAACAGGAGCGGGAGCGCCGGAGTAGTAACCCACATACCTACCGCCGTCGCCCCGTTCCTCTTCCTGCATCTTGTCGCGTATCACATATAGGTTCGCCAGTTTGGCATAATTGGGATAGCTGGATTCTTCGTATTCCAGCCGTGCTATTTCCTTTCGGATTTCGGCCTCATCCAGCATGTCTGTCCCCCCTTATGCTCTGTCAATCTGCTCCATGCAGCGTCGGATAGCCTCGCGCGTCTTATCATCGTCCGCGTCGCGCATCATGTCTTCCAGCGTCGAGCGCATATGTTCCCGAGCATCGGTTCGGCTATACCTTCCCATAGAGTCGCGGTGGCGGCCACGGTACGAACTGCCACGGCCATATGTGCCGCGCATATCCGCTTCCCACTCGCCGTCGCGGGAGTACCCGTCGTCCTCGAGCATTTCGATTTTGTAGGTATTCTTGATGGAGCTCGTCAGCTTCTGGATTGCGTCCAAGTCACCGGCGGACATTTCACGCTTGTCTGCGATTTCGTCAAGCTCTTTGCAGAGCATTTCCCTAAGGTTTCTCAAATCGTACATATTCCTTCCTCCCTTCACGATACGCGCTCGATGATCATATTGCTATTTGCGAAACTGATCGCCTGTGCGCTTGTGTTCTTTGCCGCTACAGTCAGGCAGCAGCCGCGCGGAACTTCCACGAATGCAGAAACGTAGATGTTGAAATAGTTCTCAACAGCCGCAGGGGTTACGATCGCTGTGGCGCTGTTCAAAGCCTCCCCGTTAATGGCGAGCGCAGCGGTGATAGCTCCGACTGTTCCGCCTGTAGGAATGGCGATATTCGCGCCAAAGGATACACGGAACTTCGCCTTGCACTGCTGCGTCAGACCACGCAGCGTAACAAGCCCGCTTCCGTCACGGTGAACGATACACGGTTTACCACAAGCCGACGTGGAAATTAGGGGGACGTTCTGCCCGGCGGCGACAATTTGAATATTGGGCGCTGTAAATTCAGCCATAAAATCATTCCTTTCTGCCTCGAATTCGAGGCAATTAAAATAGCGGCGGGACGATTGCCCCGCCGCGTTTCTTGAGCATCGGCGGTAAGCCGAACATTTTGTTGATGCCAACAAAACATCACAAAAAGCTCTACGATGTGGAGTTGTTACGCGCAGTTTCTGCAACCGTAGTTGTAGCCGTTATTACATCCGGAATACTGGTACGGGGCTGGAACCTCAAATGCAGGAACCGGGCGCGGGTTGTAATACGCCAACTGGCCGCTCACGTAAGACTTGAGCGTGTCATTCTGCGCCGCCTGAGAAGCCGCCAGCTGCGCCGCAAAGAGCTGCTGGTTCTGCTCGGCAATCTTCGCGTCCTTTGCAGCCAGTTCCTGCGCCGTCAATCTCTGGTCGATGCTGCGGAAGCCGCAGTTCATCGCGTCGATGATGTCGCGAGTGCTGTTCTGCACCTGGTTGCGCGTGTCACAGGCCTGCGTCGCCATGTTGTAGTTCACGCCCTGGATTGCTTCGCGCGTCTCGCAGCAGCAGTTCTGCGACTGCATCTGCATCTGGAAGAGCATCTGCATCAAGGCCGCCTGCTGGTTGCAGCGAGAAAGTTCGGCCTGCGAGAACCCGCTTGTCACGGCCTGCGTCACGCCGGCGAAACCATTGAGCATGCCTGTGTTCATGGCGTAGAAGCCGTCACAGATGCCGTTGTTCACGCCGTCGAGCTTGCGTTCGATATTCGAGAAGTCGGATGCGAGGACATAGCCGTCAACAACGCCGGAACCGTTGCCATTACCATTGCCGCCCCAGCCATTCCGGCCCCAGCCGAAGAGGAAGAGCACAATAATCCAGATCCAGTTATCCCCCCACATTCCCATACCGCCGCTATAGTTTCCGGCGGGCTGAACGGGCATGGTCGGCTGGATACCGCCATCGGAAAGACTCATACTTTTTTCTCCTTTTGTAGATTTGAATTTATCTCAATCGTGGCCACGAATTGAAACCAATCATTACATCAGGTTTCTAACCTGATACGCCATAGATTGCAGCTGGTTTAGCTGCTGCTGACTCATTGCCCCGCTCTGCAGAAGTTTTTGAACCTCCGCTTTCGGGTCTCCCTGAAACGTCTGTGCGAATTGCTGCAGCTGCTGCACCATGCCTTGAAACTGTCCGGCCAGCCCCTGCATTCGCCCGCCGCCGAGTGCATTAAACAGTGGATTCATTTTCTGCCTCCTTCACCTTTCTAACGGGCTTGACGCTCAGAGCCGCCACCTTTGCCGCCAGTTCGTCAAAGTCCTTGCGGGTCACGTATTCCACTGTAGGCACTGTTTGCGGCGCTGTGGGGCTCACGGGGGCTGTAGAGCGCTCCACGAGGTCATACGTTGTCATTGCTGGTTTACCGCTTGCGTCGGCTTTCTTCACGTACACAACCGGCGCATTCATGTCCCAGAGCGTGACGGCGTTATTCGGCGCGACGATAAATTCGTTTGCCGCCTTTTCGTTCGGAACCCAGATGATAGACTGTCCACCGCTCGGTTGCTGTGGCTGAGGTTGTGGAGTCGGATACTGCATCGACGGCGCAGGCTGATACTGTGGACGCATCATTGGTTCCTGCATCATG